TTTCGGACAGGTCAAAGGAGTGTGCAACCGTCTTTGGCTTGGTTGAAACATGCTCAAAGGTCGGCTTGGTGGTTTCCGGTAGGGTTGCGTTTTCAGCCACACCGCCGCCTTTCGTGAAGTCCGGCTTTGCTGTGGTGACACGCCATCCACTCTTCTCCCACGGTTTCTTTGGGAGGATGGAGAATGCGTTGAACTCTTGGTTCAATTGCGACCATACTTTACGACCGAAGATCGCTTGGTATGTTCCACTGGTTGAGGACATCAACGGAGAGTCCGACTTCAAAAGGTCGGTTCCGGCGTATGCCCATGCGTTTTGTCCTGTTCCGGCTCCGTAATAGAGTCGTTCCATGTCTTCAATTGTGCGAATATATCCTGTGCTTCCACTCATCTAATCATCTCCTGTTTCAAAGGTTTCCCCCGTGGAGGGCACGCTGTCCGAGTTCTTCAAGCGCACGCCATCCGTCCAATCCATCACCGAGAGCCATGAACTCTTCGTGGGTTGGGACACGAATGTCCGACTGTGCCGGAACTGGCACTGCGGATTTCGCTATGGTGGAGGTTTCGTTGCGTAGGGATGCGATTTCTTGCTTCAACATCTCAATTTGGCCGGAGTAGTCAGTGGCCTTTTGCATGTGGAGAGCCGATTGGGTTTCCGCTTCGTAGCGGTCATGCCATTCTTTCTCAACGAGTGCTTTGACCGCTTCTTCATCACGAATTGCGGAGTAAGCGGAGTAGCCACGCTCAAGGGAGGCTGGTGAAAGATCCAATCCTGCCTTGATGACATTTTTGCCACGACCCGGTGCATTCATCTGCATGTTTGGCACGCCAGTTTGCTTGATGACATACTTGTTGGATTTTGCATTCGGGAGTTTTGGTGCTGGTGCGAGGGTCGCATCTTCACCACTGCCGTAAAGGTCGCCTTGACCTCGGTGTCCGAAGCCATGCTCACCATCAACGCCGACCATGTAAGCCTTGCCGAGTCCAAAGTGATCTCGTAGGCCATCAAGGTTCACGCCTTGTTCGTGTGCGAACTTTTCAAGAGAGTCAATGTAAGCCACTGCGGCTTCTTCCTCTTTTGCCAGTGAATTATCAGCGACCGCTGGTTCTTCGTAGGTGTTCGTGTCTTCAATTTGCTTGTTTATTCGTGACAATGCGTCACGGATTTCGGTCAAGGTTTCTGCTTCGTTGCTCATTGTATCATCATCCATTTTCAGTAGGGTGTATGTGCTTTCGGGGTTTATGCCCTTCTTGCACAAAGTAATTTCATGCAATTCCATATCCGTGATTTCACGGTGGGTGCCATGCTCCGGTGTGGTTTTACTCACACGGAATAGGGCTTGGCCCCCTATGGAGAATGCTCGCAGTTCGCCACTGCGAACTTGCTTTTGGACTTCACGGGCCTTTTCAATGTCGTTGCGGATCTTGCACACGACAAACAGCCCGTGATCATCAACAGTGGATTTCCATACTCGGCCTTCACTGTCGGTGTAATTTGAAAGAACTTCTCCCACTTGAATACCGCTGTGTGCCAGTTGCACATTTCGGTATGCTGGGTCGGCCATAAAGCCGTTGAATGCCTTTTTGAGAGCCGACACAGGGATTCTATCTCCCTGCTTGTCAACCATGTCAACAGAAGCGTAGCCAGCAATAACAAGGTCGTTGCCGGAGGCCGACTTCAAGAGGAAGTCTGTTCCGGTCGCTGTCCATGTCGCAGTGGTCGCCATTATCTCACCAATTTCATGTCATGGTATTTAAGCCATAGGGGGAGAAGGGGGTTCGGGAGGTGGCATTTCGGCATCCTCCGAATCCTCCATAGGCACCTTAATTTCCTGTTCCTCTTTCATTTCTTGTTCAGTCATTTGAGGATAGCGCAGGGTCGCAGTGTTGCCTTCAACGGTTAGTTCACCGTCAATGTCTTCACCTGCCCCGTCCTTTGTTTGGATCTTGATATGTTGCGGCATCCCCTCTAATTGGGCATCATCCGGTTGCATTGGGTCAAAAAACGGAGTCGCTTCATCGTCAAGCAATTCCGTTGGGCCTCTTGGTGCCGTGTAGGCATCCATCATACCAGCCCAACCACCACCTTGAACACTGCCGCTTATCCTTGCTATTGGCGAACTGATTGCTTTTTCGCCCATCATATCGTCGTCAATTGCTTGATTGACAGTCCATTTGCCGTTTTCAGTCGCCTCTAAACCATACTCTCCACCGAATTGATCAAGCATTTCATTAGTCAAACCTTTGACATTGGCTTTCAATTCGGCTGGCGTCAGTGCTTCGTCACCATCCGACAAGTGTTTTCGTGCGTGAGTGAGTATGTGTTGGACTGGGTTGGGTTCGCCATCTGTGTCCAATAGGGCGGCTTTGAACAGCATTGAAGAGGATGTTGGGATGAATGGGGGGTATGGTGTAATGCTGTTGATTTCGTATTTCAGCAAATGAACGCCGACTGGCCCCCATACTCCAATTTGCCTTTCAGCGTGAATTAACAATGGTCGTGTTCCTTTCTCAAACCCTTGAAAGTCAAAACCTTCACCATCCCACTCACCCTTCACCACCAACGGTGTGGGCTGTCCGGGGTATTCAAGAACCATTTTTTTGTTGCGAATTGAAACCGAAGGGAATGGGCCATACATTTTCTTGACACCATCTCCGTCCGGCGCATAATGAACCCATTTATGGTGTGCCTCTTTTCCTTTCATAAAGGTGGAGGTGGAGTCCCTAAGCCATAGTTCACCGCCGAGCGCATCCATGTTTGAGCGCAAGCCTTCACGGTCGCTGAACTTACAATCAGCGGGCATCGGGAATGAAACACCTTCGTCGGTTTCGTAAAGTGTGCGAAGAATTGTCAACCTGTCCTCTAATTTCTCCATGTGAATGTCGTCGCCCTTATGCACCAACAGATCTATCGCACGGAACTTTCCGTCTTTCAAAACACCGTCAAAGGTGCAATCACCTTCTTGCTTGCGAATGCCTTCTTTGACTTTCTTTGGTAAGGACACATCCCTGCCCTTTCCGTTGCTGGCTTTGACATGCCCGCCTTTCTTTTGGATAAATATGCGCTTGCCTTCGGGTTTCTTTTGGACGACCCAATCCCCCGTGAATCCTCTCAAGTCGTCTATTGAACTGAAATCATAAACAGTGTGTGCCGGGACAATGACCTTCTCAAATACTCCCGTTGGCTCATAATCGTCGGCTTTGAATATATCACCATTTAAGATAGGAGGTGCGCCCATTTCATCAGTGACCTCAAGAGCCGGAATTGAATTGACTTTCGGTTTCAAAGCGTGGTCGTAGTGTGTAGGGTGAACCATCCCAACATGGCCTTCGTGGACTGTTCGTTGTAATGTTTCAAACGGCCTGTCCTTTACCTCAAACCGTGTGGAGTTGTTTTCCCTGTCCCAATTGAACGCCAGTGTTGCGGGCATTTTGTGTCCCCAAGCGTCTTTATCGCCTGTCAAATAAACAGGCGGAATTGTAGCATGTGAATCGGGGCTGATTGGCCCGATAGGAACTTCTTGACTGGCAAGCCCCATACCTGCAACCATTGGAGCAAAGGTTCTCATGTCGTCCAATCCGCCACCTCTCATCAATTGCATGTTGGCGGCTTTTGCCAATTGTTGCAGGTTTCCACGGGCAAGTGTGTTTCCTTGAATGTCATTTGGACTGGTGCCGTGCAGTAGTGCAGGGCCGTGTTCCGCCATCAATTCCATACCCATTTTTTGCATCATTTGACCGATTAACACATCGCTCTTTTCATAATGGTCGTTGTGGTATTCGTGGTATTGTTCATCACCGGGGTGCCTCTCCCTCGTTGGGCCAATTCTTGGCTGTCCTTGATCTGTGTGAGAAGAAATGATTCGGCCTAAGCCATTTGGATTTGTAGCAAAAGCATACGATGGGATAATCATACGCTTGCCGCCGCCTTGTATTTCCGATGGGTGCAAATGTGCGCCGTTTGACACAGACGACCAAAGGGAGCGTCGGCGTGGGAATGAACGCACATACGGATGATCAGAACCAGCCGCCCACCCTGTGGACACTGCCGAACGGTGTGGGTGCCCAGCCATCATTGGGTGGTTTGCTGTTTGAGGGAAAAATGATGAACCACTGCTGTGGTATGCGTCTTCACTGTCATTCAATGGATGCTGTCGGTCGGCGAGAAACCCGACCATTTCATCCCCAAGCCATCCTTGCATAGCGGCTGGGTATGAATCTCTCAACATGGTTTGAAGGGACTGTGCGTCACGGCCAACCCCTCCCCAGTGTTGAAACGGCAACCACCAATGGTGATTTGCTGACGGTTCAATCATGTTGTCATTTGGGTCAACCATGTCAGCATTCTTCACCCACGGTGATTTCATGTGATGCAAACCGGACGGAATATCCTCGGCTGACACTGGGCCATGCCTGTCGGACGGTCTTTCCCACCAGCGGGCAATAGGCAAAAGTCGTTCAAACCAATTGCGCTTCGCCCTGTCCCACGAAATACCCGAAGTAGCGGTGAAGTCATTCATAACTTTGCGAGCATTTGGATCTGTTGGGCCTTCGGTTCCTCCCAATTTTTTGAGTGTGTCCATGAAAGCCTCTCGTTGATCAGCGGATTGCCATTCAAGGCCAAACAAATATGAAAGCAAACCAAGACGGCTGTTGTTTCCACTCCACTGTTCTTTTTTGGCCGAAATGTATTCGTCGTCGTCAGCATAAGAAAAACGATTTGTTCGGTCGGCCATGTAAAGGTCGTGAAGACTTTCGGTTGGTCGCCCGACAATTTCAGCGTATTCTTTGGGGACAACACCCATACGCTCGGCATCTTTCATTGATTTGATAATTGATTGCCCTTCTTCATCCTCTTCAATCAAGTGCAAAAGATGATCGACAAAAGCGGGTTCTCCCCATTCAGCACCATGAAGTAAAGGCATGGTTGGCAATTCGTATGAAAGAGGGTGTCTTTTTCCAAAACGGTTTTTTTCGCTCGCCATAGGCCAGTCTTGGGCGTATGTTTTTGCGAACCTGCGTTGACCTGCGATGTAATCTTCGTAGCCAGCAGGGAGGTTGAGTGTGGTGATTGGTGACGGCCTATCCATGTCCTCCATGTGATATTGAGGTGGTGCCGTCATAGGGAGCATACCGAGAATGGCTTGATCTTCTTTTTCTATTGAACTTTCATCGCCGTAATAGTCGGAAAACGCTTTCAAATACAGGTCTTGGTTGACCTCATGGTTTGACACCAACGACAGAAGCGTGTCGGTTCGTATTCTCAAGAACTCTTGCCTATCCATGCCTAAACCTCCAATTAGAGGTTCTTTGCGACATTTTCCATAAGGGAGGCAATTTCCTCAATGATTCCGGGGTTTCCATATCCCTTTCTCAATTGCGTGAGGCTTTCTTCAATTGGAGCCATGTTCCAATTGCCGTCTTTACGGTCGCCTCCGTCTGTTAAGTGCATGTGAACTGAACTGCCTTTTTCATCATAGCCTGTCTTGGCAAAGGCTGGCATTTTAGCGACTTCGCTAATTGCGGTTTTCTTCGGTGCAACATTGTTGAAATCGGGATAAGTGCCATTTGTTTGATATGGCCTTGCTTCAATCGGTGTTCCGCCGCTGTGATCCATGAATTGAGGGACAGCGTTCTTGACGGAGCCTTCTTGCTCATACTTGATGATAACGCCTTTTGACGCAAGGAACTCGGCGGTTTTATCCAAAGAAAAATTGGATTCCATGCCACCCCGTCCTTTCAAAGTCGGCATTTTTTGTCCACGGTCGGATTTGTAAGAGCCAGTTTCCTCGCCTTCGTCCTTGCCTCCCATCATCTTGAAGTCTTTGCCAGTGATTTTGCCGTCTTTGTCTTTGTCAAGTTTCTTTTGACCGCCCTTCAAACCTTTGCTTATGTCGCCACAGTTTTCGTTGCACTGTGCCTTTTGTTTAGGTGTGCATTCGGAATAACTGCACCCAAAGTGCTTTTGACAGTATTTGTCCTTTTCACCCATGCTGGACTTAGCCACGCCACGATCATTTTCACGGGCTTTGTCGTAGTTTTTGTGTGCTTCGTCTTCATCGCCGTCGCCCATTATGTCGTTGAAAACCTTGTTATTGTGTTTGTCGGCGTCTGTGACTTTGATTTGACCTGCTTTGCTTGCTTTCTTAGAGCAAGACGGGCAAGAATCATCCGAGCAATTCATACAATTCATGTTTTTAGCCATCCGTCCTTTGACGATTTGCTCTAATTGTAGCACATGTTGTAGTAGTTCGCCTTCGGCTGTATTCTTTGGTTCGTGCCATCGTGGTTGCATTGTAATCACCTGTATTTGATTGAAGAGGGAGAGGTGTGGCTTGGCATAGCCTCTTCCATTTCTTGCCATTCTTTCAATTCATTCATGCCTTTGTTGAGCATTTCAGTTCCGAATCCACTGACGAACGACGGTGCGTCGCCAGCCTCACGGTTGAGAGGATCATAGACTTCGGCGGATAATGGGGTGACCGCTTTGAGCCATCCTGCCTTTTTCATCAGTGTTTCGGGGTCGTCCACTGCTTTGGAGAGTGTTGCATTTTCGGTTTCTAATTGCTCCACTCTTTGTCGCAATTGACGGAGTTCTCCGACCATTTCTTTCAACAAATCAGCGGTTGCTTCACCTGCGTTTTCGCTCATATCACATACCTCCCATCATTGGGCCGGGCATTGGCATTGGTGGCATACCCGCTGGGCCGGGTGCTGGCATGTTTTGTAGCCCACCCATAGGAGGTGCGCTCATGTCGGGCGGCATACCCATACCGGGCATGTGGTTCACCATTCCAGCGTCTTTGAGTCGCACGACTTCAACGAAGTTTCGTGTTTCTTCAATTTGACTTCGGAGAGCCATGAGTGAAGAAGCGTGTCCCATAACGGAGTCGCCATCCAGATCGTCTGTGTATTTGGATTGGCCGATAGTTCCGATATGTGCAGTGATGTCGGTTGCGAGTTCAGTGAGGCGCATTTCAAAGTCAGCCAATGCTTCTTTGCTGTTGCCATACACCTTGCCGCTTGAAACAAGTGCGCTCATTTCTTCGGGTGATGGGCCACCGCCGCCAGTCATTTCGGGCGGGGAACTCATTGGAGAAGAAGGTGGTGAGGTTGGCATTGGGTTTGAAACCATTTGACCGCTTGAGCCACTGTCCGAGTCGTCAGCCTTGCGAAGCGAAGCGGCGAAGTTCAAGACTCGCATTCGGTCAGCAATAGACGGTGAACCACGATACATCGTAATCACTCCTGCTGTGGTCGCCAAATTGTTGAAGAACGGCCATATCGGGAAACGCCGAGAACTGTTGCTCCTTCGGTTCCGTCGTAATCGCTCACGGTGTTATGATGGCGTCCGACATTCCCAAGAGTTTGCCCTGTGCCTTGAATGATTTCAGTTTCGCTCTTGGTGATTGCGGCTGTTGCCTTCATTGATTTAGCAAGGTTAAGGTCACGCTCAAGAATTGAAAGAGCGTTTTTTGCTTGTTCAATGTGCTTTGCCACATCGTCCATATTGTTGTGTGCGATTGCGTTTTGCATGGCCTCCATACTCGCCGTTGCTCGGCGTGCCATCGGATCCATTTTTGCGATTATTCCAAAATCAAGAAAGCCTTCGTTCATCTTAACCAAACCATCCCATGCTATCCCATTAAATGAAGGTTATGGAGAATCACAGCCCCAACCGCCTGTCTAAGTTCTTCATGCGTTCCTCCGCATTCTTGATTCCTTGAGGGGCTGTGTCCCTGCTATCTCGCTCGGTTGAGGACATGTGATGGGCACCCTCAAACCGCTTCACATCGGTCGGGCTTTTGCCCTTGCCGGAGGTGCGCCGACTGTTAAGTCCTAATTGCGACAACCCAACACGCCGAAGTGGTTTCAAATCTGTGCCGTATGTAGTTCGCATGGCTTCGGGAATAGCCTCTTGGCCGTGAACTGGGTCGGCTTCTGTTCTTTTCAAAATATCATCCATAGTCGGTGGCATTAACCAATTGCTTGTTTGAACTGCCCCGCCTCCGTCCGGTGGTGCGGGTGCGGCGTTGGTTGCGCCCGGTGGAGGTGGAGGTGGAGGTGGTGCTTCTTTGTAGGAGAATTGGAGGATGCCTTGATCGTCACGGAGTTTGGCATCATAGCCCGCTTGCTTCATTTGAAGCATATTGCGAATCGCCATTTCATCACGGCGCATAACCATGATTTCGTCTTCCTCTTCATGTGGGTGTAGGGACATTTCCCATTCATCAATTTGTAGTGCTTGGAGCAACAACGGGAATAATCGCTTGTTGTAAAGGTTTTGACTGGCCGCAAGGGCACGATTCGTGACAACAATTTGCATACCTTCGTTGTTCAATCCGCCGCCGGAAACATCGTTCATAAAGACATTTGATACGCCAAAGAATGATGAAATACGCTGTCGTATGTCGTCTTTGATAGGAATGTATTGAAGTTCTTCAAGCGTGTCCATCATACGGACATACTCAAGACCACCACGGCCACTCTCCGTTTCAACACCGACAGTGGGAATGTAGTTCGGATCACGCTCAAGGTGTTCCTGTATGTTTCGTGCTGTTCGCTCCACTGTTTCAAGGTTGGATGATTTTATCACCATAACACCTCTTGGCATTCTTCGCTTTTGATATGCGGAATACACATAATTGTCCATTGAAATGAGTGTGTTGACTTGACGCCAAAGTGTAGCGACAGGAGAACGACCATAGAGTTTAGATGGCGACCATTTGCTGATGTGGATAACTTCTCCTTCGGTATAGACTTGACCCGCACCTACACCTGCGAGGTTGATGTAGTGAACTGGCACCACTGGCAATCCAGTCTTAGGGCACTTCTCGTCCTTATTCCCTGTTCGGAATGAACGGTCAAGAAGGCTGGTGTATTGCTTGCCACCACGAACACCACGCTTGTCAGCAACAATACGCATGAAAATTGGGTCAGCACGGGTTATTTCTTTAATGCGATAAAATTGCGGCTTGCCTGTTGTTGGATCCACAAAGTATTCTTTGGTGAGTATGATGTAAGCATCGTCAACGATGTTCAAATCCATTTCCACTTCACGGAGAACTTCAAGGAATGATTGGGCCATTCTGTTCTCCGAGTTCAACAAAGCGTCGGCATAATCCAATTGCCCTTTATCGGCAGGTCGGACTTCGCCTCCGCACTTCAAACAAGTGTCCACTTCTTTTTGGTATTCCTCTTCACACTCACGGCACTTTGAAACGAACTTCGGTTTCCAAACCCACCCTTTACGGAAACATTCTGTTGCGAGGTGTGTGAGAATAGAACGGAGGACAAGGCACTCAAAAGAGGCCGCATAGAGCGCAGGGATAGTGATTCCCTGCAAAAGTGCTGGCTCTTGAACTCCGCTTTGAAACAACGGCATTTCGGGCGTCGGTGTTGAATGGCGTTCCATATCCACACCAAGTGCGGAGAAAAGGCGGTCAATTCGCTTCTTATCTGCGCTCATTGATAATCACCTCTTTCCATTCTTCTAAGCCGTCGGTTGATATGTTCCATGCTTTGAGCATTGACACTTGATTTTCAGCGTTGGCTTGGTTGAATGCGATAATGCGCCCAGCGTTTTCATTCCCCTCAAGGGCTGAAAGCAAAAGTGAGGCGTCGCTAAATTGCTTTTCCAAATAAGGCAAAGCGACCTTAGCGGCTTCATAGACGGCTCGATCTCCTTCAATTAAGAATTGACGGCCCTCCCACATAATGCCCTCCACACCCAATTCCTTCTTCAAGACATTGGTGTAGTCAAGCGCACGGTTCGTGGTGAACGGCAGGGTGAGTCGTGGGACGCCCGTTTTAGTGATGGACATTTCACCACCAACCTCCCATAAATTGCCTATGAAAGAATCAATTCTTTTCAAGAACACAGGCGGCTTGTTTGCCCCGTAGTGAAGTGTCCTATCGTCATGTTTGGTGCCTTTCCCAACAACCTTCATATCATACAAATGACCGTAGGTTTTGATGAGTCCTGCGACTTCGGCAGTGGTAGCATCCACACCATAACTGGTGATGGTTGAGGCGTTCATGTCGCCGTGTTTTTGTAAGGTGTTCAAGCACTCCTTTAGGACACTTCTTTCCCTACGACTCAAGCGGTTTTCAGCATTTAACCTATCATGCCATGCTTTCCAAATGTCTTGGCGTTCTTCGTCGTTCCCAGCCTTTTTTACACCTGCAACCGTTTTCCTCAATTGGTATTCCAAGCGGTCGGGATAAATGGTGAGAAGGTTGAAATCGTTGTCGTGCAATTCTAACAGCCCCCAATCGTTTTCGTCCCACCAATCAAACGCTTTTAGGACAGCATGTTGCTCTTGGCGCAATAGTTCAACAACCGCCGGTATGGCTTCTGTTTCACCTGCCTTTTGAAAAAGTTCAATCAGATCTGAACCACTCATTCCTATTTCGTCTTTGAAAAAGGATTTGCTGACTCCGACAACAGGCGTCGCCGTAGTGCCGGGTTGTTCGGTTGGGTTGCTTGGTTGGTCGCCACCCTTCATGCCTGTTATCTCGGAACCTGCGGTTGCTTGAGGTGGCATGGGTTGTCCGGTTGGTGGTGGGGTTTGTTGTTGTTGCTGTTCCGGCTGTTCCATTTCTTGCTCTTGCTCACTGGTTTCAATTTGCTGTTCCGTTTCAGCCAATTGCTGTTCCTGCTGTCTTTTTTGATCGAGAAGTCCAGTGATTTTGCCCTTCGCCGCATCCAAAAGTTTCGGAGCCGCCTCTTGACCGATTTTCTTTGCGGCGATAGGTGCTAATTTCTTAGCGGCTGGCACTGCCGCCCGTGCCGCTAAACCAAGCAAAGGAACTGCCTTTACTATCGCCTCATCCATTGAACGAACCTCATAATCCCACATAATTCGTGTCATATTTCAGTCCACCCCAGCCGTTGCGACCATGCCGCCCCATCAAGGACGACGATGTTGTCCCTATATTCTTTTGTCGCTTGAACTGCGAGTGCGAGGGCAATAACTGTGTCGTCGTGCTTGCCCAGCGACTCCATTTTGCCGTTGGGCAACATGGTGAACATAGAGAGTTCGTTGAGTAGGGTGTCCATCATACGACGGGTTCGTCCTTCGTCCTTGTATGGGATAATCAAATGCTGTTGCTCAAAATGCAATTGTAAAGCGTGCATGACCGCTTCTTTCTTCATACGGCTCATTGTAAATGGTTTGATTGGTAAATCGCTAATTTCTTTCAAGACTTGGTGAAACGCTTGAGCGAAATTGTTTGTTTCAAGTTCAACAATGACTGGGTTGAAACGAGCATTCAGTTCAATGATTTTGTCAATTTGAGAACTGAAATCCATTCCCTTTTCTCGGTGCATCCAAACAATCCGTTTATGTCGGTTTTCGTCCATAGCCAAAACGCACATGCAAGTGTAGTCGGCTTTTCGGTCGGGGCTGATAGCAGGATCCCACCCGATGTAATAATTAACATTCTCATCAAAGTCGCCCGCATACGGGTCAAAGACAAACGCATAATCTTCATCTTTACACGGATCAGTCATGTCCACTGGGAACAGGCTGGACTCACTCGCAATTGGTTTGCACAGGTATTCACGGGTGAAAGCAATTGAAGTCATTTCACCACGGCGTTGTTGTAGTGCTTCAAGCGACCAGCGTTCGGGCCAAAGCGGGTGTCCTGTTTCTTCGCTGATAGCAGGGTATTCTTTCACTTGATACCCTTTCAACGATTTAAGTTCTTGATACAGATCAGTGTATGAAAACGGCGTCCCGACAATACATAACTGTGCGGTGTGGTGGAGAACCGGCAAGAGGGCTGTGTAAAACCATGAAGCAATATGCGACAATTGGGTTGCGGCTTCACTGGACAATATGTCGTCCAGCACTACAATGTCGGGGTGGGCACCACGAACTGCTTTACCGACCGACATAGCCGATATTGAGGATTTGTTGGTGAACTTGAACTTCTGTTTCGCCCACCCACGCTTCGGCTTCAAATGTTGAAGTGTGGGTATTGATTCAATCAATTCGTTCATTTTCGCCATGTGTTCAATTGACTGATGTTGACTGTGTGAAAAGAATAACACTTCTGTGCCGGGGTTGTAAGCCATTTTCCATAGCAAATACACCCGATAAAACACAGACTTTCCGTGATCACGAGAAGCAATAACGCATGTCTTGTTATGATTCTCACTCATGTCAAACCATTCTTGGTGAAAGTCAGCCACCATGTAGCCTTCGTCTTTTCCGCAAATGTCTTCAAAAAAATACTTGAAATCCCTGCGGCCCATCTCCCAATCCACTTGACGGGCGAGATCTGCTACGGGGGCACTCATGGCGTTCACCGGCCACTTGCTTCATCAATTTCTTCTTGACTTATGCCGTGTGAATCTTCTAAAGTTCCAGCGTTGTTGTAAATCGCCGACTGGGCTGATTTGTTGCCGTTTCTTGCGGCCTCCATGATTTCGTCAATTTCGCTTCGGGACGCCATGCCACTGATACTCAAGCCGTATTCTTTTTCGGGTTCGCTTTCTTCACTCGGCTCGTTTTTTTTT